AGCCGTGTAACCGTTCAGGCAGAAGACATCATCGCTGCTGACGACGTTCGCAGGACTGTTGCACAACTCCGTGCAGCAAACGTTGCAACGTTCGACGGTTCATACCTCGGATACATCCACCCAGACGTATCGTACGACTTCCGTTCGGCAACTGACGCAGCAGCATGGCGCACCCCTGCAAACTACGTCAACCCAGAGGGAATCTACAACGGCGAAATCGGCAAGTTCGAATCCGTACGTTTCATCGAAACCCCACGCGCCAAGGTATTCACCGACGCATCAAACGGAACCAGCACAACTGGCTCCATCGACGTATATTGCACGCACATCATGGGTCGTCAGGCTCTTGCTAAGGCGTTCAGCGTACAAGATGGCAACGGTGCAGTACCGAAGATTGTCCGTGGCAACGTAACCGACTACCTCATGCGCTTGCAGCCATTGGGTTGGTACTGGTTGGGTGGCTATGGTCGCTTCCGTGAAGCATCGCTCCGACGCATTGAATCATCTTCAAGCATTGGTGCTAACTAATAACTAACCACAGTTAAAGCAAAAGCCCCTCGTTTCCCCTCACACGGGAGATGGGGGGCTTTCGTTTTGATACAATCACACAACATGCCCATTTTCGTTACACCACCAGAATCCAGTGTCCGTTTCAACGGTGCTAGACTATTCGCCTTTTTAGGGTTAGGTATCCGCGGGAAAAACCTGTACTGGTTAAACAACGGAACCTACACCACCAACCAACCATCAGAGATGTCTACGGTACGCCGCACATTCCTTGGTGGGCATAACAACTATGTGACAGACAGCGAAGCAGCAGCACTTATCGCGGCAGGATACTCTGTGCTTCCTGGCACCTTTGAGTTAGACTCTACATATTCTTCCAGTTTGGATTCTTCTGCGACGTTAGGTAACTAAATTTATGGCACAGTTCAAAAAGTTCACATCCGAAACCATTGAATCAGCAGAGTTCAATGACTATATTGCGTCACAGGTTGTTGGCACATTTGACTCGGCTGCGGCACGTTCAGCATACTTCGCTGGCGGCGGGGCGTTCACGGTTACTGAGGGCATGGTCACGTATCTAAAAGATACTGGCGAGTTCCAAGTTTATAAGTCAACTGGTTGGACGACGATTGGTGCTGCTGGTCCGACTGGTCCCCAGGGTCCGACTGGTCCCCAGGGTCCTACGGGTCCTGCTGGTCCTACTGGGGCTACTGGTCCGACGGGTGCTGCTGGTTCGTATACGGTTTCCACAACCGCGCCAGTTTCACCTACCGCAAATCAGGTTTGGTTTAATTCTGATGATGGGCGAACCTACATCTACTATAACGATGGCAACACTTCTCAGTGGGTTGAATTTGGTAATGCAAATGTTGATGATGCAATTGGTTCGGCTGCACGACCTTTGCTGGCTGATGGGGCGTATTTGTCTGGTAGTGGGCTAGTGCTTAGTGGTATTGCATCAAACTACGCCAGCACACCCGATTCGGCGGCATTGGACATTACTGGGGATATTGAGATTGTGGCTCGTTTGTCGCTTGATTCTGCTGTTGGCACTGGCACAACTATTTTCGTTTTGGGAAAGTGGGGCGGTGCTTCTAGTCGCAGTTTTTATGTAAAGATTGAAAATGGGGGCGATGTGACAAGACTTTGGTTGATTACTACGCCAGACGGAACCAATGGGTCGCGGGTTGAAACATCATCAACCGCTGACCCAGCGTTTGTCGCTGGAATCCCAAAGTGGATAAAAATTACCCTTGACGTAAACGACGGCTCAGGCAACAGAGTGACAAAGTTCTACACCGCCAACGACCAGCCGACGGAACCGTCATCGTGGACACAACTCGGCACAACCGTTACTACCGCAGGCACAACTTCAATCTTTGCTGGCACAGACCCATTATGGGTTGGTGGCATTAGTGCAACAACTCCAACTATGGATGGCACTTTTAATCGTGCAATCATTCGTAACGGATATGACGGTGCAGGCATCACCGTTTTTGACTCAGATTTCTCTACTCAGACCGCTGACGCTTTGGCGTTTAATGCGACAAGTGATGCAGGTATCAAGGCTGATGGTTTGGTGTTGAAAGGTGTGGTGGGTCAGTATGCGAGTGCGCCTGATTCGGCTGCGTTATCAATTACGGGTGATATTGATATCAAAGCCAAAGTGACGTTGCCTGACTGGACTCCAGCAGGTGCCCCACTCTTTGTTGGAAAACAACAAGACGCTGGCAACCAGCAATCATTCTACTTTTTTATGTACAACGACGGAAGATTGGGTTTTAGAACTTCTGCTACAGGCGCAGCACCAATATTGGAAAATGATTCAACTGTTGCTACGGGTTTTGCAGATGGTGCAACAAAATGGGTTCGTGTAACCCTTGATGTAGACAACGGTTCATCACAGCGTGTCGCAAAGTTCTACACATCAGACAACGGAACATCATGGACTCAACTTGGCACAACTGTCACAACTGCTGGTGTTGCAAGCATTTTTAATGCGTCATCACCTTTGGAAATTGGTTCACGAAACGCTGGTGTAAATAACCTGATGAATGGCACTATCCATGAGGTCATCATCCAGTCCGCTTACGACACCGCCGACAACACAACATCACTAGTGTTTGACGCAGACTTCGATGCCCAGGCTATTGGGACAACATCGTTTGTTGAGTCGTCATCCAACGCTGCGATTGTCACCATGCAAAATACGAACCCAACAGTCACAATCAACACGACACGATACTCGTATGGGATACCCAACGCTCAATCAGGTACAATCTCAACAGCCAGCCTTGCATCAGGAAGCGACCGTTACCAGCGTTTTACTGTCACAAAACCAACCGTTGTTGACATGGTACTAATGGAAGTAACAACTGGTCCTGCTTCTGCTGCAACCGTCTATTTCGGTTTGTATGCAGCCGACACCAACTTCCAACCAACAGGAAACGTTTTATTAGCAACAGACATCGCCGTTGGGACAAGTGCTACTGGTGTGTTCACAAAACAAGTCACCCCAGTCACCCTCCAACCTGGAGCATATCTACTTGCCACCAACCCCTCAGTCACAATGACAGTCAGAACACTCATCAACGGTGGCTCAGCGATGGTATCAACCTACGGGGCTAGTGGTTCAATCAACACTCTTTCTCGTACTCGCACAGCAGCCACATTCGGAAACAACCCAAGCGCATGGAACACAGTCACCGCAGGTTCAACGGTTGGTTCAATCAACTACGCCCTGCTACGTTGGAGAGCGGCATCATGATTCACCATTACATAGACCCACAAGGTGTCACCCACACTTGGGAAACACCCGACATCCACACCCCGCTAAACACCGAAGGTGTAATCGCAACCCTGAACGCTGTACTAGGGTTATGGACCGTTAAAGATGCAGCAAATGCGGTTGGCTTAAGCGAACAAGATTTGATAAACGAAGCGCAAGCATGGTCCATTGGAGGACAAAATGGCAATTAATTTTCCAGGTTCACCAACGAACGGTGAAACATTTACCGATGGCGATAAAACATGGGTTTACTCATCAACGGTTGGAGCATGGAGACTTCAAACGCAAACCATTACAGGTCCTACTGGTCCTATAGGTCCTACAGGTCCTACTGGTGCGACTGGTGCTACTGGTGCTGAGGGTCCTCGTGGTCAGGCTGCAACGATAAATGTTGGGTCTGTTACGACTGGTGCTTCGGGTTCGTCGGCTGAGGTTACTAATGCTGGTAACACGACTGATGCTGTGTTCAATTTTGTGTTGCCTCGCGGTGATGCGGGGACTATTACGGTTGGGACTGTTACTACTGGTGCTGCTGGTACTGCTGCGTCGGTGACGAATAGTGGTACGGCTACTCAGTCGATTTTGGATTTTGTTATTCCGCAGGGTCCGCAGGGTGTGGCTGGTGCTGGTACTGGTGATGTTGTTGCGGCTAATGCGAACACGTTTACTACGAATCAGGTTATTACTGGTTCTACTACGGCAGCGTTGTTGCGTATTACGCAGACTGGTGCTGGTCATGCGTTGGTGGTTGAGGATTCTGCTAACCCTGACTCAACACCGTTTATTGTGAACGCAGACGGAAATGTTGGTATTGGGTTTAACCCTGGTGCTGGAATCAATTTGATGGTTCAAAAACCATTTGTGCAATCATCTGCTGGAGTGGGTTACGGTATATATTCATCCCAAACAATTCAGTCAGATGTTACTGGTACTGCTTATATAAATCTTAGTCAAGTTAATACCGCAGCCCAATCATTTACTTTAAATCAACTTTACAATTTTTTTGTATGGGGTGTTACCACCCCTGGTGCTGGTTCAACGATTGGAAACCAAACTGGTTTCTTTGTCAATAGCAGCCTTACTGGTGCTACTACTAACATCGCTTTCCGTGGTTCAGTCCCTTCAGGTACAGGTCGCTGGAACATCTTTATGGATGGCACAGCAAACAACTATCTGGCTGGTCGTTTGGGTGTTGGCGCACAACTCACCACGGGTGCGATGGCACAGGTTGTAAACACCACGGCAGCCGACAAAGCGTTCGTGGTTAGAGGCGCAGCCAGCCAAACAGGAACGCTACTGGAAGTACAGAACTCTGCATCTGGACAACTGTTTGAAGTGAGTTCTGCTGGCGCGGTTGGTATTGGCTCTACGTCATTACCCGAGGTGGGTCTTAGAGTTGTAAAAACAATTACTGGAGCAACAACCGCCTACGGTGTGGTTCATTTTGGAACAGTTCAATCAGATGTAACTACTCGTGCTGATGCGTTTACTTCTGGCATACAAACAGCAGCCGCATCGTTTACGCTGACCACCCTCAACCACTTTATTGTTGGTGGTATATCTACCCCTGGGGCTGGTTCAACCATCACCAACCAATACGGTTTTACCGTAACATCACAACTTACTGGCGCAACAAACAACTACGCTTTTAACAGTAACCTCGCCGCAGGAACAAACCGTTGGAACCTGTATATGGGTGGCACAGCAGCCAACCACCTAGCAGGAAACCTCTGTATAGGAACCACCGCAATCGCCACCTCAGCAGACAAAGCCATCCACATGGGCAACGGCACAGCACCATCAGCCAACATCGCCTCAGGAGGCATCCTGTATGTAGAATCAGGAGCACTCAAATACCGCGGTTCTTCGGGTACGATAACTACCCTCGGAGCAGCATAAACCAAACAAACAAAGGAACCAAATCATGGCAATCGACTACACCGCACTACTCACCGTAGAGCAAAAACAAAACATCCTCAACCAACGCATCTCACAATTCGCAGCAGAAGCATGGCAACACGAACTGAACAAACAAACCTGTGAACAGTTAAACGACGAAGCAGGCGTAACCTCAGCAGAAAACGCACTCACCACACTTGAAGCAGCAATCAACGTTCACCAAAATGAACTTGCTTCGCTGGAAGCGTAAACCACGCAAAGGTGCTTGCGACTGGCTAATCAACCATCTGTTTGAAAAATGATTAAACATCAAGAAACCCATCCATCGTTAGATGTTGATGGTTGTTTTGGTTGCCGTGTCGCAGGCATCCGCATGGGTGTCAACACAACCACCAGCAGAGGCGCTAAGGTTGCCGAAGTTAATACAACTGAACGCAACTGGAACAAAGATATGCCAGCATACAAACGTCTTCGCGCTAACGGGCTACAACCCAAGAAGATTGATGGTGCTGCTGAGGTTGAAAAGAAAGCACAGGAATCATGGCAAGTGGAGACAGGCATTCTTCCAACAATCTAAAACTTGTTGGCGTTGACATCCCTAAAGTTGGGTACGGCAAAATGGTTGTCGGACTTAAAACAGCATTAGCCAGCAAAGTAAACCTGTGCGACGACGCCGAACATGTGGTGTATGCGTTAAGACCAAACCTGATTAAAGGTTGGGACAAAGACCAGAAACCTAGTTTGCTAACAATGTGGGAAACGAACTGGTTGCCGCCAGAGTTTTCTGATTATTTGCATAACTTCGAAAAGGTTATTGTTCCTAGTTTGCATAACTTTGATTTGTTTTCGGCATACCACCCCAACGTGCATGTCATACCATTAGGTGTTGACCGCAACATCTGGTATCCGAAACCAATGCCACGCGGCGACAAATACAAGATATTGTGCGGCGGTTCAGAATGGTTCCGCAAAGGGTTAGATGTTGTTCTGGAAACATTCCTAGAACTAAACCTGCCCGATGCTGAACTACATATCAAAATAGTTCCACCACACCTGTTCGCACCAAAGGACCTGAACTATCCGAACGTGGTAGTCCACGACCAGTGGATGACCGAAGAAGAAGAACGTGACCTAGTTTGCTCTATGGATTGTTTCATATCGGTGTCACGAGGTGAGGGTTTTGGACTGATGCCATTGCAAGCCATCTCTGCTGGTGTCCCAACTATCCTGTCTGACGCTCACGGGCATCGAGAGTTCTCAGACCTAGCCACCCATCGAATCCCCACCACATCAGTACCTACCGCCAAAGGTGTTTGGCAAAACATGGGCGACTGGGATGAACCTGACCGTGAAGCCTTAGCGAAAGCCATCAAAGACGTTGGGAAGAACCGTAAGCGTTACCGTCAACAGGCAGAAACCCATGCCCCAGAAACCGCAGCATTCAACTGGGACACAGCGGCGAACCAACTGTTACAAATAGTTAAACCATCTGCTAAGCGTGTTGCTTCTAACTGGTTGCCGTTTGAACCGACAACCGAAATACAAGTCAACCGCCCTATCAAGGCAACCATTGGGGCGCATAGCATTGACCTCAAACCAGGTATAACATATCCTGTAGTGTTGAACGTGCGTAACGTTTTACGTGCATCAGGATACCTAGTGGAGAAACAATGAAAAAGCCAACAAAAGCCCAAAAGAAAATTAAGAAGGTTATGGGCGAATACAAAGAAGGCACTCTGCATTCAGGCAAGGGTGGACCAGTAGTAAAAAAGAAGAAGCAGGCTATTGCTATTGCTTTGTCTCAGGCTGGGAAGGCTAAGAAAAAGTGATTGAGTATAGGGGCGAGAAGTTCGCTGGCTACAACAAACCAAAGCGAACCCCAAATGCCAAAAAGTCTCATGCGGTTCTTGCCAAGTCTGGCGACAAGGTGAAACTCATCAGGTTCGGGCAGCAGGGCGTGAAAGGCTCACCTGAGGGGACAGCCAGAAACAAGGCTTTCAAGGCACGCCACGCCAAGAACATTGCTAAAGGCAAAATGTCTGCCGCATACTGGGCTTCAGAAACAAAATGGTAACATCTAAGGGTCGACAGGAGACATTATGCCAATGGTAGGAAAAAAAGAATTCAGTTACGGCAAAGCAGGAATGGCAGCCGCAGCAAAGGAAGCCAAGAAAACTGGAAAGCCAATGAAGATGAAGGCAAAGGCTAAGCCTAAGAAAAAGAAGTAAATGACAACAGCCGCAACCGTCATCGACAGGACGTTGCGACAACTGCTATCGGGGACGGTTGAAGCACGCAACAAACTGGCATCAACCATAGATGCAAATACCACAACCGTGGTTGCCTCCTACCCGTTAGAGGGTTTGCGTACTGGACAAATTCTGGAAATCGATTCAGAACTTATGTACATCTGGACCGCTGACACAGGAACAAAAAGCCTTGTAGTTGAACGTGGCTACAACGGCACCACAGCAGCAGCACACACCGCTAACGCCCTCATCAAAGTCAACCCACGTTTCCCACGAGCACAAGTATTGGAATCAATAAACGATGAGATGGCAGACTTGTCATCCCCGATGCACGGTTTGTTCCAAGTAAAAACTTTGGACATCGACTACAACGGTTCAGACACCATGATTGACCTTGCTGGCGTTACCAGCATCATTGACATTCTTAGTGTGTCTGTTCGTTACTTAACAGACGATTATCCTGTTGCCCGCAAAATACGCCTCGTGCGTGATGTCCCAACAGATGACTTTCCATCAGGCTATGCGCTACGGTTCGACCAAGGGGTATTCCCAGGGCGCCTACGCATCGTCTACAAAGCAGCGTATGTGACCGCTTCGACCGAATCCTCCGACATAAACACAACCTGCGGGATTCAAGAGTCGGTCACAGATATTGTTGCGATTGGGGCGCAACTCCGATTGATGTCGCCACGTGAAATTAAACGTAACTTCACCGAATCGCAAGGCGATTCACGCCGCGCAGAAGAAGTACCTTCAGGTGCGGTAGGTGGCTCAATCACGAACCTGCAACGTTTGCGACGTGACCGTATCCAAGCCGAAGCCGCCCGACTAATGAGGTCATACCCAACATTTTTATCTAAGGATTAAATGGTGGCAACGCTACTTAGATTTACAAACTCGTTTTATCCTTCGCCGCGATTCTTCACAGGCACAGGAACCACACAACTTGTTCCAGATATTTTCCCTATTGCCATTAACGGCAGACCGTATCTCGTTGACGAAAAATCTGGGCAGTTCTCACGTGGGTTTGAACCACGAGTTCGTGACTCTGTTGACCAGTCAACCAGCCCAGGTGAAGCCGCTATCAACCCGCAAGGTTTGTGGCGCAGAGGTGAAACATCTTGGCATTATGGTGCAGGACAAAAGTATGCGGACACCGCTGAGGCACAGGATTTCCGTTTCTATTCCAGCAAAGGTGTTAACCCTTGGACCAAGGGACAGTTAACGCTTCATCGTAAAACGAAACTGTCATTGTCGTCGGCTGCTACTAGCGCTCATATTGTAACGCAGGATGGGCGTGTATACGCCGCATTAGGTGCAGATGTTAAATACTCAACTGACCCTTATGCTTCATCGCCAGTATGGTCTGATTGCACAGGTGAACCTGGTGGCACATGCGCGGCTATGGCAACAGATGGTTCACGTATCTATCTTGCGTTCCCTAGTGACGGTGTGCGCGTCATCAACCCTGCCACATCTGTTTCAGTAATTGAATCTGGAAAGTTCGTTAACTCAACTGACAGTTACTACATGCTTGGTTTCGCTAAGAACTACATGTTCGGTGCATACGACCATATTTTGCACACCATTTCTTCAGGTGGTTCAAAGTCCGCCCATGTCACCCCAGACGACAGCCAGTTCCGTTGGGTTGGTGTAGCAACAGGTCAGAACGCTGTATACGCCTCAGGATACGCAGGTAAGAAATCACTCATCTACAAAATCACCATCAAAGCAGACGGCACATTAGACGCTGGTGTTGTTGCACTTGAACTGCCAACAGGCGAAGTGGTATCCGCCATCTCTGGCTATCTCGGTTTTATCCTCATCGGCACAGACAAAGGTGTACGGTTCGCATCAACTGACAGCAACAGCAACCTTGTCGCAGGTCAAATCATCCCAACATCTAGCGCCGTAACCAAGTTCACGAGCGAAGGTCGTTACAGTTATTTCACTTGGGCAAACTATGACGGTGTGTCAGGTGGTTTGGGTCGACTTGACCTTGGCACACTCACCTCAGCGAACACCCCAGCATACGCAACAGACCTCATGTACAACTCAACTGCGGCAGTTAACGGTCTTGTCACGTTCAACGACAAACGTTGCTACTGGGTA